GCTGGCGCTATACAAGGCAGATATGAATGTGGCTTGCTGGTAGTTCACCATGCTGGTAAGGACGCAACCAAGGGACTCAGAGGTCACAGCTCACTACTCGGAGCAGTAGACACAGAGCTGGAGATCATCAGGATCGAAGGCGCTCAACCGCCAAAAGGAATACTGCACATCTCCAAGCAAAAGGACGGGGAAGACGGTCAGCGCATCGGGTTCAAGATGGTTGAGGTCACGACTGGATCAAGTGGAGTTATCGACTTTGAAGGTGCATCCAGTCTGGCGGTTGAACCTGACGAGGAGATGGACACAACACAAAAGACAAAAGCAAAGGCAGCACCTCCAAACAGGACTCTTGGTGGCGCAAACCAGATACTCGCTTTGAACTGTCTGCACGACGCAATTAAGAAATTTGGCGAAATGCAGGTCGTGGACGGTATGCGCAACAAGTGCATAACGATCGAGCAATGGCAGTCCGAATTCAAGAAAAGAAAGGGCAACGCAATCCAAGATGAGTCCTTCCAGAAGGCTTGGGACAGGATCACAGACAAGTTGCAGGTTTATGAGAAAGTAATAATAAATGGTTCAATGTGCTGGGCGGTGTTTGACGACGCAAATGACCACAAAGCACAAAAAGCCAATGTTATTTCGTTCAATAAGTGATGTCGGACAAATGGGGACAAATGGTGGACAAATGGTGGACAGTTGTCTCGCCATTTGTCCGAGGATTTCGGACAGACAAATGGTGTGTGTGTATGTAATACACACCATCTGTCCGTTGTCCGAGTGGTTGCCATGTGTATTTTTTTAATTATTGCGTAGAAAGGATTTTGAGATGTCGAAGAAGAGTTTGAAGAAAGTTGTTGGTGGTCTAAAACAACCAGATTTTCCGATGAATGCTTTTGATGTATTTATGAATTCGAGGTTGGTTGAGCTGTCTGTGGTGAAGAGACAGCACGAAAAGCGTTGGGGCATCAATCGGTTAATCGAGTTGGTGGACTCCGAATTTCGGATCAAGGTGTGGCGACAGGCTGAGAGAGTGTTCGAGGCTTCGGTGTCCAGAGATGAGGTGAAACTGGACAGAGCTGTCGGTGGAATGATCAAGGCTTATGCAGCGCTGGAGTCTTGGGCGGTTGAGAACGGTGTGCCTGAGATGCCAGCGATCACGGCAGTCGAGCATGAGATGCAAGACGGTTCGGTGATGGTGGTCGTTGGGAATCATCACGACGCGACGCTGTATCAACAGTTCAGACCAGAAGTTGCTAATCGTCACATCTGGACGATGGAAGAGCTGGAGTTGATCATGGACTCGCCAGTCATCAAGGAGACCATGAAGATCAAGGCGTTGATGCCTTGTGCAGCGATGGTTCGGCTGGACAAGGACGCGAAGGAGTTTCCACTTGGCGGTGTGTCAGGCTTTGATGATGTTAAGTCGGAGGTTTTGACTGGTGAACCTATGGCAAAAGTCTTTGACACCAGCAAGATAGGCAAAAATAGGGCTAATCGGGCTTTGGAGGAGATTTAGATGCTTGTTTGTACTTTGTGGTGTGTAGTTGGCTTTGATGCCTTGGAGGGCTTTTAAATGGCTGGGAATAAAAAGAAGATTCAAGACCTTGCGTTATTGAACACTTTGCCAGTTGAGCAGATTACAAATATGTTTGAGGCTGGAATGAGCGAGACGCGGATATGTGTGGCGCTTGGTGTTAGCAAGAAAGCATTGAGCGAATGGATGAGCAAACCAGAGCAAGAGGGCTTCCTCTCTCGCGTACGCGCGCGAGCGGCAGACAACCTTGTAGGTCAAATGATTGAAATTGCTGATGAAACTGAAATAGAAGAGGTTAATAAAGCGCGTTTACGGGTGCAAACGCGTCAATGGGTGGCTGAAAGATGGAATCCAGCAGCGTATGCGCAGAACAAAATGCCGTCGGTGCAGGTCAATCTGTCAGGAATGCGACTGGATGCGTTGCGTCGGATCGAGGTCGTCGAAGATGTATCCACAGACAAGTTGTCCTAGTTATCCACATTTGTGTGGAAACTGGCGAAGTTATCCACAAAAACGCTTACAAACCTGTGGATAACAGCAAAATAACTTTACATAATGAACATAGTGTAAAGTAGGTGAAGAATTTAGTATTCATTTCTGCCTGTTTTCTGCTGACTGATTCGGGTTTACCCCCCCCTTCGATCTGCGCGACGGGGCGGGCTGAAACTGCACCTAAACACCTACCGAACCCACACCCCCCACACCCCCCTACTCACACCGCCACACTCCCACAAAAAAATAAAAAAAATCAAGGCACAATCCTGACATGACGACAGAATCAACTGCACCAGTAAAAAAGGGACTACACCCACAGGTCAAGGAGACGCTAGACCGCATCCACGACAAGAAGCAAGACGAACTCTCCAAAAATCCATTTGTTGCGTTCACCATCCGCTACAAGAACAATCCAGTCCTCTTCGTCAAGGAAGTCTTAAATGCCAACCCAGACACTTGGCAAGAAACCTTCCTAATGCACATCGCAAAGGGCAACCGCAGAATATCGGTTAGATCAGGTCATGGCGTAGGCAAGTCCACAGCAGCGAGCTGGGCGATCATCTGGTATCTACTCTTGCGCTATCCCGTCAAGGTCGTCGTCACCGCACCCACATCCAGCCAGCTATACGACGCACTCTTTGCGGAACTAAAGCGCTGGGTGAAGGAGCTGCCTGAGACCCTGCGGGATATGCTCGAAGTCAAGCAGGACAGGATCGAGGTCAAGGAGGCAGCGACAGAGGCTTTCGTCTCAGCAAGAACCTCACGGGCAGAGCAGCCCGAAGCACTGCAAGGTGTCCACTCAGAGAATGTGATGCTGGTGGCTGACGAGGCATCGGGTATCCCAGAGGCTGTCTTTGAGGCTGCTGCTGGATCAATGTCTGGACACAATGCCGTGACCCTTTTGCTTGGCAACCCTGTGCGCTCTAGCGGGTTCTTCTACGACACCCAGAACAGACTCGCCAATGACTGGGTGACGATGAAGGTGAGTTGCATTGACTCTCCAAGGGTGAGCGATGCCTACATCGAAGAGATGAAGGCGCGGTACGGGGAAGAGTCCAATGCCTACCGCATTCGCGTACTGGGCGAGTTTCCAAGGTCAGACGACGACACCATCATCCCGATGGAATTGCTGGAGCTGGCAAAGCACAGGGATGTCGAGACAAGCCAGCACGCAAAACTGATCTGGGGCTTGGATGTCGCACGCTTTGGTGGGGACAGGTCGGCACTCTCGAAGAGACAAGGCAACGCTTTGATAGAACCAACAAAGATTTGGAAGAATCTCGATTTGATGCAACTGACTGGCGCAGTCGTCGCGGAGTGGGAAGCTCTACCGCCAAGCCAAAGACCGCACGAGATCATGGTGGACAGCATCGGACTTGGTGCTGGCGTAGTAGACCGTCTCAGAGAACTCGGTCTTCCAGCTCGTGGCATCAATGTCTCCGAGTCCCCTGCGATGGGTACGACTTACAGGAATCTAAGGGCAGAGCTTTGGTACAAGTGCAAGGCATGGTTTGAGGCGCGTGACTGCCGTATCCCCAATGACGAGGAGCTGGTGGCAGAGCTTGCGACTGTGAGGTACTTCTTTAGCAGCGCGGGGAAAATGCAGGTCGAGGGCAAGGACGACATTAGAAAGCGTGGTCTGAAGTCACCCGACAAGGCTGACTCGTTTGTGTTGACCTTTGCGAGTGACGCTGCCGTCTCGATGTTTGGCTCAAACACTTCACAAAAATGGTCTCAACCGTTGAAAAGAAATCTCTCAAGAGTTGCATAATTCACATACCTAAACATTTGGAGGATATTGCTATGATGAAAAAAACCAAGACAGAGAAAAAAATCTCTAAGGTTTACAACGAATTCAAGGCTGGCAAGATGCATAGCGGATCGAAGACTGGACCAGTCGTCAAGAATCCAAAGCAAGCCTTGGCTATTGCCTTGTCCTCTGCTGGCGTGAAGCAGAAAAAGGGAAAGATGTAAATGGCAACCTCATACCCCAAGCGCTTACAAGGCGCAATGGATCAGATGATGAGTGAGTCGGACACCAGTCAATGCCCTGCTCCCACGCAAGACATCACTCTGAATCTAAAGAATCGCGCCAAGGCGATCACGACTGCTAAATACGGTCCTGAGAATCCTAATCTGCCAAACACCCCGTTCTGGCAACGCAAGGCTGACACTTGGGATGTGTCGGTAGACGAGGCAAAACAATCTCGTTGCGGAAACTGCGCAGCGTTTAATGTCTCAGACACCATCAAGCAATGCATTGCTGACGGCATCGGCAACGAAGCAGACCCGTGGGGAACTATCAAACTGGCTGACTTAGGCTACTGCGAGATATTCGACTTCAAATGCGCAGCGTCCAGAACCTGTGATGCTTGGGTTGTTGGTGGTCCAAATAAGGGCGAAGGCGACAGCGAAGACATGGGCGACGGTGAGGACGACTCATCTGACGCATTGATCAACATCAACATTGAAAGTAAGGACTAAGCCATGAAGATGGGACTCTACGCAAATATCAACGCAAAGCAAAAGCGTATCGCTGCTGGCTCTGGCGAGAAGATGAACAAAGTCGGCTCTAAGGCAGCTCCAAGTGCTGCCGACTTTAGAGCTGCTGCCAAGACAGCCAAGAAGCCGAAGGCTAAGAAGTGAGCGCAGCTTGGCAGAGGAAAGAGGGCAAGAACCCCGCGGGAGGCTTGAATGCCAAAGGTCGTGCCTCCGCGAAAGCCGAAGGCATGAATCTCAAGCCCCCTGTCAAGTCTGGAGATAATCCAAGGCGTGCAAGTTTCTTGGCTCGCATGGCGGGAAACGCTGGACCAGAGTACAAGGACGGTGAAAAGACCCGTCTTTTACTCAGTCTCAACGCATGGGGTGCGTCTAGCAAGGCAGACGCAAAGGCAAAAGCCAAGGCGATCACCGCAAGGAATAAGGCTAAGAAGTGATCCCCATCTGCATATCGACGGTCAACGGCAAAGGTTTGCCAGTTCTGCTTGAATCCATCAAGCAGTACGCGCCAGAGGCATTTGTCTACCTTCGCGGTACTGAGCGCGTTGTCTCTGGATACAAGAATGCAAGGCTTATCTTTGGCGAACCCCGTAACTTTGGCGACGATTACAACGAGATCATTGACGACGCATTGAAGTATGCACAGGCGTGCATCGTCTGCAATGACGATGTGGTGCTGACACCGAACTCTTACCAGCGACTGCTCGAAGATGTTGAGGTGATCCGCGAGCTGGAGATCAATGTCGGCTGGGTGGGTGCGAGAAGTGACTATGTAAGACCTTCTCAAAACATTCGCTACAACCCAGACGGTGACGCTTTGGAGATGTGCAGGTTCAAGTCTGAGCAGTTCATTCGCCATGCCAGCGCCATCGCACCGATCTTTGCGTACATAAGTCGTGACGCATGGCATCACGGCAGATTCCCCCCTATAAATTGGTTTTCTGACGATGTGAGCTGCGCAGACCTCAGTAATCAGGGCTACGAGCACTTTGTCTCTAGCGCCTATGTCCATCACATCGGCAGCCAGACCACGGGCGACGACTCGAAGCAATTAGTTGCAGCGTCTGTGCCTTGGGTCAAGGAGCACCGTCCACAGTATGTCAAACACTTCTTTGGTACTTAACTTAGGCTCTGGCAAGGACTTTCGAGAGGACTGCATCAACGCAGATATTCAACTGCGCGTCAAGCACGACTGGTTACTCGACATCTGCAATGTCCCGTGGGGCGACGCGATCTCCACAAGGCTTGGCGACTTCGATGTCAAAGAGGGAATGTTTGACATGATCTTGGCGAATGATGTACTCGAACATCTACCTGATCTGGTCGGTGCAATGACGAGCTGCAAGAAGTTACTGAAAGCTGGTGGCGAGATGCGCATCCATGTGCCTTATGACTTGAGTTATGGCGCGTGGCAAGACCCCACACACCTTCGCGCATTCAATGAGAAGTCGTGGCTTTATTACACCGACTGGCATTGGTATCTTGGTTGGGAAGATCGGTTTTATGTGACCCATTTGGAATTTAGGTTAAATCCCATCGCACAAGACCTAAAATTGACGCAAGAAGAATTACTTAGGACTCCGCGAGCTGTGGATTCCATGTTTGTCGTATTGACTAAGGGTACAAAATGAACATTACCAACGAGCTTGGATTGAGCACCGACATCGCGTCACAGGTTGACCCGACACTCACGCCTATGACAGACACAGATTTAGAAGCCATGATGGGGGCTGAGATCACAGACGCTGTGAGCTATATCGACTCTGACTTGTCCCCTATCCGCGCTCGCGGTACTGAGTACTACCGTGGTGATCCATTCGGTAACGAGGAAGAAGGTCGCTCACAAGTCGTGGCGATGGAAGTGCGCGATACCGTGTCTGCCATGCTGCCATCTTTGATGCGTGTGTTTTTCTCCACAGAAAACACAGTCGAATTCATACCGCGTGGTCCAGAAGATGTTGAAAATGCACAGCAAGCCACAGATTACTGCAACTATGTATTCAACAACGACAACAACGGTTTTATGGTGGCATATGCCACATTTAAAGACGCTTTGGTGCGCAAATGTGGCATTGTCAAGTGCTATATCGAGGACAAAGAATCTGTACGAATTGAGGAATATTCTGGGTTAGATGACCAGACTTTACAAGTCGTCATGCAAGAAGGCGATGCAGATGTGAAGATTGTGGCAAGTTACCCAGACGAAGCCATGCAAGGCGCAATGCAGATCGATCCTATGACTGGACAGCCATTGCCCCCAGCAATGATCCATGATGTCCAGATCAAACGCAAGATAACCGACAAGCGTATCCATGTTGCGTGCCTTCCCCCAGAAGAATTGCTCTTGTCTCGTCAAGCAATGTCATTCAAGGACGCACCGTTTATTGCTCACCGCAAGATGGCAACCGTCGCTGAGTTGATCAGCATGGGATACGACGAAGACGAGGTGATGGACTATGTTGGCTCGTCCGATTTGAATGATAACGAAGAGGCTTTGGCTCGCGCTCCACTTGCAAATAACCAATATTTTGGCGAGAGCAACAATCCCATGATGATGCGTGTTCTCTACATTGAGGCATACGCGATGGTTGACTATGACGGTGACGGTATCCCTGAGTTTCGCAAGATGTGCTTTATGGGGTCTGGCTACAAGATGGTGCGTAATTTGCCAGCGTCATACAACCCATTTATTGAGTTCCCTTGCGATCCAGAACCCCATACCTCACCACTTGAGGCGATGTCGATCTTTGACATTACGAGAGACTTGCAAGAGATCAAGTCAGAAGTCATGCGCAATACGCTTGATTCTTTGGCGCAGTCGATCCATCCCCGCACCGTCATTGTTGAGGGTCAGGTCAACATTGATGATGCATTGAACAACGAAACAGGCGCAATCATTCGTGCGCGTGCTCCGAATATGGTGCAGCCGTTGGTGACACCATTCGTTGGTCAGGCTGCTTTCCCTGTTCTTTCTTACTTGGACGAGATCAAGGAAGGTCGCACAGGAATGTCCAAGGCATCTATGGGTCTAAATCCAGATGCGTTGCAGTCAAGCACCAAGGCTGCCGTGGCTGCCACAGTAAGCGCCAGCCAAGGACGCATCGAGCTGACTGCGCGTCTCATGGCTGAAGGCATGAAGGAACTGTTTAAGACAATTCTTTTCTTGGTCACGACGCACCAAGACAAGCCACGCATGATCCGCTTGCGCAACAAGTGGGTACAGATTGACCCACGCGCTTGGGATAACACGATGGATGTCAACATCAACATCGGTCTGGGCAATGGCGACACCAATGAGCGCATTGCAACCCTGATGCAGATACTCGCCAAGCAAGAATCCATCATCAACCAATACGGTCTTGAGAATCCTGTGGTGTCTCCACAGATGTATGTGCGCACCTTGAAGAAGGTTGTCGAACTCTCAGGATTTAAGGACGCATCGAGCTACTTTGCTGACATTCCAGACGGTTGGAAAGCACCGCAAGCACCGCAAAAGCCAAGCCCAGAAGAGGTTTTGGCGCAGGTGCAAGCCGAGTCTATTAAGGCAGACATCCAGAAAAAGGCTGCCGATCTTGAGTTACAGCGCCAGAAGATGATGATGGACGACGACTTCAGACGCGATCAAATGAACCAAGATAGACTACTTCGTCAGTACGAACTTGAGTTAAAGTACAACACACAGATCAGCACTGCCCAAATAGTGGCAGAGCAGAATGTCAACCGAGAGGTTGTAAAAGAACAAAGTGCATTGGTACAACAAGCTATGGCGCAGCCACAGCAAGCACCAATGCAACCCATCAACCCACAAGGAATGGTCTAAGTGAGCAAACAAGAAGAAGATGTAAGAAAAGGCAAGAAGGCTGAGTCGCTAATCGCTGACGAGGCTTTCTCAACTGCTTTACTAAAAATGGAGAATGATGCCGTCTGGTTTTGGAAAGATACGAAACCAGAGGACATCACGAAGAGAGAACACGCTTGGCATATGTTGCGTGCGATTGATAACTTCCGAACCGAGAT